GTTTTGGAATTGTAAGTTGAGAGGAAAGTCTTTTAAAACGGTGATTAATGGCGGAGATTTGTATTTTATGAGTGAAGAAGCTGTTGGGGCAAAATGGAAGTCTAAAAGTAAGTGGGTATGGCGACATGCTGCTGGTGCGGATAAATACCTTAAAATGAGAGGCGAAGACGAGTAAATTAGTAGTGAAACATGTAAATTAATTGTAAAATAATTGTAAAAATAAATAGTAAATTTTTTATTCCAATCTAAATATATATATATATATTAAATGTCAGGTGAAAAAAAAGACTGGAGCGATGTTGTTGGTGTTGATGATAAAGATTTCCATGAAGCGAGAAGTGCCTCCAATTTAGGGCCTTCTTATTCTGGATCTTCTCTAGAATTAATGATTCCACATGACGACCCTATAGGTGTTCCATCAAATTCAAATTTAATAACTATAGCGGCACACGGAAGAAGAACAGGAAATGAATTAATAAAAGTTCCTGATAATGTTTACATTATATCCCCTTGTATGGATGATCTATCATGGTCTAGGCATTATTGGAAAGGTAGTAGAGAAGATAAAATTAAAGCATGTAATAAATTAGATTATGAAAATCTAGGAGGAGCATTAGATGATAGATGTTTAGTAGAACAATTAAATCGTTTCCAAAAAGCAGCTATATATTCAAATAACTTTTTGGTCGGAAGCAATAGCTCACGATATTTATCTGAAATTATGGGAACAAAAAACGCAGGCAAATATAATTCTTTAATTCGAAATACAACCGATAAAGCTTTAATGTATATCTTTCCTAACCTAAAAAGAGGAACAGATATGAATATGGTTTTTAAAGATATATGTTCAAGTGGGAAGAATTATAAAACAGATCAATGTTCAAGATTTTGTGTGAATGGTCCAGGCACTTATGTTAAAAACCAAAAATATTCTGGATCATATCAGTCGAGCGAACGTGTATATGGTTCAAAAATACGTTATTTTAAAAATTCCACAGGAGAAACAGTAGAAGTTATATTACGAGGAAGATTACATGAGGAAAGAAAAAAAGTAGACCCGGAAGGATATAAAAAAGTAGAAGAAGCTTTAGAAAGAGACGGGCCAGCATTAGAAAATAGAGTTATAAACAACTCTACACTAGCGGATATTTTATTTTATTATAAAAATTTCGGTATAAAAGCTTTTAAAAACCCTAATAATCCTGTTATATTTGTAAAGGAGTCTGTTGATAGTAGAATAAGAAATACCGAACCATTAATTATATTTTTAGGGGATCCGTGTAGAGCCGATAAAAATTTTGGATTGGGTGTTCAGGAAAAATTTTTTTTAGATTTAACTATAAAAAAAAGCGATGAATCAATTTTTAATTTATTAAATGAAATGAGACGTTGGTTTCGTGATAGAGGAGATTATAATCAATCATCAACTATTATTACTATAGATTACTTACAAGACCATTCAACTAGTTACATGACGGGATTATCGAATACAGGAGTGTGGAAAACACATGTAGTAGGAGATACAAGAAAGAATATGGTACAAAAAACCAGACCTAAACCTAGTTCTTTAAGAACGAGTACAAATATAACAACAGATCATCTTACAGTAACAGGTCCTAATAATGATTTATATAATGATAAACGAGAAGTTTTATTAGAAAGTCCATGTACACGAACAAGGCCAAGATTGAACGAATATATGACAGATGTTAGATCTCAAAAAACGAGAATTAAACGTAATATTACAAGTAATGTTGTAGCTAGAAATGAAGTATATTTATGCGAACAATTAAAAGAATTAGGTTTAGGTGTAGGCTCTAGATTAGCTATTGTTTTAAAATTATCCAAAATACCTGAATTGGAAATTACAAAAACACCTGATGATGGTACAAGTAGATATACGGAATACCCTGACTTACTTCCTCCTTCAGAAGCAAATAACAGAAATAATATAGTACTTATAACTGAAGAAGACTATAATATAGATCTAGCAGAAAATTACCAGTCTATTAGAAATAAATACGATTATAATTATTTTATCGAAAACACAAATGAATTAGTAGATATAAGAACTAAAAAAAAACAACAAAATCTAGTAAAAAGAAAAAAAACAAGGAAAAAAGGAAAAACAATTACGTTCAGATATAGTGACTATATACAATGGGACTGTGTTATATTTACAGAAATAAGAGGAATAGAAAATAATTCATTAGTATTAGGAATAAAAAAACATAGCGCGAAAAGTATTGTAAATGGAAATCATAGAGATCTAGATTTGTGTTTAGCAGCATTTGGCAATGCATTCAATATACCTGAAAAAAATCTAGAAATTATTAATACAAATTATGGTGAATGGGGATTTCAATCATATTCATTATTTAATATATCTCCCTCTATTTTAAATTTTTGTTATTGGGAGATTGATAAAGAATTAACTGATTTTACTCATGGAGAAAAAAAAACAATAAGTAGAACGGATGCTTATAGGGAGCTTCTTACACGCAATATTAAAAGTGGAAGATATGATGGAAATCCTAATTTACAAAATGCTGAAAAAATTGCGGCTCAAGACAAAAAAATAAGAGATTCAAAAGAATCTCCTGAAAAATTATCAGATACGCCTGATCTTTATGATTATAACGCATGGAGATGTAATAAATATATAAAAACTGAGGATGATCGTTGGGCGCCGTGTAACACTTTAAATCATGAAACATTATATCATTGTGATAAATGCGGCAAAGGTCGAAAAAGTCCTCCACTTAAAAGGATAAACCTCAGATTCTCTTTAAGAACTCATGTCCATCAACAACTTGGCAGGACTCCTGAACCTACTATTGAAGAATTAAGAGAAAGCGGTATTGATCCAGAGTCTGTTGTAGAAGATGTTAAAATAGTTCCTATAAAACAATTATTAGAGGAAAATGAAGGAGGAGGAGAGAAAAAGGAAGGAAACGTGATGCAACAATATAAGAGGAGGGCGGCAGCATTGGCAGCGGGATTGACGCAGAGGGGACACGGTTATAAAAAAACCAGAAAACGCAAAAAACGTAAAAGAAAAACTCGTAGAAAACGAAAAAAAAGAACTAAAAAAAAGACACGCATAAAGCGGCTACAAAAAAAAAGACGACACAAAACAAGAAAATAATTATAATAAATTATCATAATTAAAACAATTATCATAATAAAAAAATAGAAAAACATCATTATTATTAACTATCGATGGCAACGAAAACCAATTCCACTGAAACATTAGATAAACCTGCTTATTTTGTAATTAATCCTTATCACGACGAAATGCACAATGCTCCACCACCTTTCACACCTATTAAGAGAACACGATGGTGGGACGGAACCTGTATAAAAGTAATTAATAAAGAAAGATCACATAACTATTGGATACATGCGTGGAGAAAAGAATTAACAGTAAATCATGATGTTGATAATAGATTTAATAAAAAACTAAATGATATAAGAAAAATGTGTCAAGATTTAAGTTTAATAAAACGAAGTATAGATCGTCAAACATGGCGTTTATACTCCTATTGAAATTGTATCGTCTGGATTTATAATAACAACAACATCTTTTTTTTTATAGAAACTAAAATTTTCTATTTCATATAATAACTTATTGTGTTGTATGACAACTTCTATCATTTCTCGTTCTAATTCTTCTACTAATAAATCTCTACGTCCGCAACAAATATCACAGCACAATCTCTGTAATATTGATACAAAACAAGCAATAACATATCCTAATAATATAGCAATCATTAGTAAAATAAATATACTTATCATGCTAGTTAAAATAATACCTAATTTGTTACTAAGTATTATTTAAAAATGTTTATAATTTACTCTTCATGAACGTCGGGGATCAGTCCATTTTTTTCTTATTACAATTTCAATCCATTCTGGCGGCGAATGTTCGTCAAAATAAATTTTTTTGTAAGTGGTAATTGTGTTTCCATCTATAGGATCACACCACGTTTCGTTTTCACAATCATATATGGACTTTTTTTCTTTAGATTTTGTATCTGTTTTTGTAGGATTTGAAAAATTACTATTATAAACAACACTAGGAAGGTTTATATGGTTAAGTTTTTTTAGTACTGGTAAGTTGCGTTGATAATTTATTACGGTTCCAAACATATACATTTTTAAGATATTTTATTTTTATATTATTTACAAACAGGACCATATACAGCACAAAACAAACAAAATAAAGGAAATATCATTAAACAAAATACCAATATTTTAAAGGGTATATAAAATGTACAACGAATACATCGAAATGCGCATGATCTGTTTCTTTTTTGTAGTTTTACCTTATTATCAGTAAAACTAACAAATAAATTATCATAAATATCTACACCGACTTCTGGTAAAAAATTAAAGTACATTTCTTCAAATTCATTATCTAAATTCATTAAAAACTCCATAGCTAAACTGTTTAATATCATTTCAACCACAGAATCATTACTAAACACAATCCATAAATTAGCTACATAAACCATCAAGTTAAAACCAAATTCCTGAAAAGTATCAATCATAACCCATATATCTACACTAGGCAACATTCTATTGAGTCTCGTTCTATCAGTTAAATTATCCCATAAGAAAAATGATCTTACAAAATAAAGCATTGCTACTGAAAACATAATAAGTTTTGTTTCCCATTCAGAATTATTGGGACATAAATCACCATTATGTGTGCGTATTTGGTTTGCTATTAACGCTATATAGGTAAACCATTGTATAAAAAATATAATAACTGGTAAAAAAGATAAAAGAGAAAAAGTATGGGAGCAATAAAATGCATTTCTTTTTTTTAACACTTCATTTTTATAACCTCTTTTAAAGTGATATTTCATAAGAGAAAACATTCCGAATTTTGGGTCTGATTTAACTATTTCTACCTTTTCTTCGTCAGTTAAGTCGTCACGTCCTGAAAATATATTTTGATTAGGCGTTTCACAATCAGGAGTAATTTTTCTAGATCGTTCTGTTCCTATTAATAAATCATCATGAAATTTGGCATTTATTTGTGCGCCTAAAAATCCTATATTATCACATATAATACCACAACAAGTCTGTTCGTTATTGTTCATTATTTAATTAATTCGCAGTAATATATTTAAATAGCTTTTAAATATCTTACAACCATAACCCAAGTAATGTTAAATTTCTGCGTCAGAACTTCCTCCATACATGGCTAATAAGTTTAAATAGTGTGAGGGTTTTGTACGACGACTATTTATATCGTCGTCTGATTTAGTTTCTACTTCTACTTCGATCCCTAAATTATTATTCGACTTTTGTTCTGAATTGTCTATGTTTTGATAATGACGCATTCTATTATCTGAAATTTTAATATTTTTAGATTTATTAAAACCTGATAAAAAGCCACTGGAGTTTTTTGACGAAGGGAAAATTTTATTTTTAAATGACTTTCTATTTTTTCTATCTGGAGAGATATTTAATGGAACTTCCTCGAGGTCATCATATCTTCCTCTACATTTTGGACGAGAAACAACATCTACAACTTTTATTTCAACAAGGTTAATTTGTCTTTCATATCGACATAATATACATCCATACTTTTTTATATATTCGACAGCTAAATCGCCCCTCCATTCATTTCTGTTGCAAAAAGGACACTTCACTATTCTAGGATAAGGTCCTATAGAATTAAACCATTCATAACACGATTGTAGGTATTTTGTCATTATATATTAACGCGAAAATTATAATTACATAGTCATTTCCTTTTCCATATCTAAATTAGAGGGTTTTCTATTTCCAGATACGTTATTTATTTTATTTTTTGTCTTAGCTGTTTTTGTAAGCAACATAGGTTCGCAAGAGTTTTCAGATATAATCGCGGGGATGACGCGAGATTTTTTTTGCCTCTTAAATGAAAATTTACGAAACATTTATAAAATTGAAGTATTTTTCGTTTAAATCTATTTTAGTACTATTATTCAAATTAACACACCAGAGCACAAGAAACAAAAAGCAAAACTAATACATAATCATTTTATGGAAGACTTTTTCGACGAAACCATGCTTGAAAACCAACCACTTACCCAGGAACAGCTGCGAAACATGAGTGACGGTCCTACCCTAATCTTTATGATGCTTGTGATGATTGTCATGGCTATAGGAGCATGTATCAGTGATCCTTTTAAAGAAGACTAAAATGAACTACATCCTATAACCTACAACATGAACCACGCTAAAACAATTTAATCATTATATCAAATTTACATAATATACCAAATTTACATAAATATCTACAAAAACCAAACATTTTTTATTACATTAGTGTTATATTCTGCTCTAACTTTATCTTTTAAACACTTAGGAATATTCATATTATCGTCATGGCAATCACAATAATAAACATTGGGACATTTTAAATGTTCTAAAGTCATATGTTCTATGATTAATTTATAATTATTACTATTTCTTTCTATAGACTTAGGCGCTGGAACATAATAAATAAACTTAACTGTTCTAAATTTTTTATTAGGTAATCCGTAAACAATAATAGGTCCGATATTAGGTTCATATTTTCCCGGGATAGATTTTGTAACCTTGTTAAATAGTTTTATTTCGCAATTTTTTTTTAAATGACGCCCGTGAATTTTAATATCATGAATAATGTATGATTTAATTTCTCTCCACAACTCTTCTGGAAAAAACATTTTAAAAATGTAATTGTACATAATAAAAAATATTTTAATAAATATATATGAACCAACAAATTCATTCACAAGAAAAAAAAGCTGAGAAAACAATTAGTTATTCGCATCCTTTTACAATTAGTATGGTTATTTTTAGTTGTATAACAGGGATTATTTTAATGTATAGTGAAGAAAAAAGATCAAGATTAAATGAACTTGTAAGAAGTAGATCTTTTTTAGCAGCAATGATCATGATAGTTACTTTTTCGATATGGACTTTAAATATGAACGGAGATAGTGAAGAAGTAGAAAAAATAAAAAGATCTACAAAACAAGCTTTATTAGGTCTTGTAATAGCAATTTTTGCTTATTTAGATCTTAAAGCAGCACCTTTTTTTATTATATGGATAGTAAGTTATTATTTAGATATTTAATTATTGCGTTATAAATTATTAATTAAATATCTTTTCATGTATATGGGAAACATATGCTCTACAAAAAGTGTTTCGGAGCCATTGTTAAAATTAGATGATTTAAAACAAATAACTATAGAAACCATAGGGGATTGTTTTATATGTGACAAAAAAAACGTAATAGGAAACCAAACATGCTCTGTCATAGAAGATTATAAGATATTTATTTGTAATGAATGTAGAAATATAAAAAACTAAAAAGCATAATCAATACTAAAAAACTAAAAAACGCAAGTGTCAAAAGGTTTAAAGATAATACACATTATTAATATGTAAAGGCTTTACATATTCCTGGTGCACAGCATCGTAGCCTGCAAAATTGATTTTCAAAACTATAGGTAAAATAGACTCACCGACTAAATAATATGACAAACAAAACCTAAGAAAAGCTCGTATAGCTCAGTCGGTAGAGCATCGGTCTTATGAGCCGAAGGTCACGGGTTCAAGCCCCGTTATGAGCAAATTTTAATGTGTTCTAACAGCAAATCTCTCAAATTTAGCTTTTATCTAAAATTTCAATGAACACAGCAATTATATATTTGTTCTAACAGCAAAATCAAACCAAATTTAGCTTTTATCTAAAATTTCAATGAACAATGCATCAAATGGAAACTCACAGCAATTCATCCAATCAATATTTATGACCGGATGCGGTTCGAATCCGTTGCAGCACGCGAAAGCGTGGGTTTGGTACCTATGGAAAACTGCCTTGTTTCTAGCAATCAAAAATCTTTATTACAGCCAACATGCCCGAGTTGGTCCAAGGGGGTCGACTTAAGATCGACTGTGTTCGCACGCGTGGGTTCGAACCCCACTGTTGGCAATTTTTTTAATATAAAAAATTATACACTTATAAAATTTTCTATTAAACTTTTATTTTAAAATACTAAATATTTAAACAAAACAACAAACAACAAACAACAAACAACAAACAACAAACAACAAACAACAAAACA